GTTGCCTTTTGGATTGCCAGAGCGACGAAGTTGTCGAGGAAGGTTTTTTGTAGGCGGGTTTCATAGACCTTTTCCCCCTCAGCTGGGTGGCGGGGTAATAGTGCCACTCCCTTCGCCCTCATTGCATACGTTCCCCCCATTAAAGACCGCACTAATTCCCTGCGCTGTTCCAGTTCGGCCACGCGGGGGGAAGGTGTTGATACATCCGCTTTTTGCTTCATTTATTGCTCCTGGCCGGTGTTCTCCGGCAAAGGGAGGTGGATTTGTTCTGTTACCAAGCGTTTGAAGTGGTAACAACATTCCGCTGGATCGGCCACTCAACATTGGTGAAATACCGCAAGGCAGTAGTCACATGCTGATAGGTTGAATCCTCTTCCTGGAACGTGCTACCTTCCTTCAACTGCGTAGTTTTCAAACCTTTGTCAACGTGCTTCGCTTTCACCGGATTAACGAAAAAGGACCGCTCACCGGCTGCATTCAAAATCTTCGCTCTAAGGCTGTTCTGGCCGTCTTTGATTGAGGGGTTAGACCTTGGCACCTTCATTGTCACGTTCTCGAACCCTGCGGCTTGCAGAGCCTGTCTGATCTCGATGTAATCAGAGGCATGGCCGTGTTTCTCTCCTGCGTGGCCGGAAGCGTCGCCGTAAATCCTTACCGTTTGCTGCTTGCACCCCTGAAACTTATCAATGAATTCTGCTGCAGACTCTCTTGCCACGGCACTTTCGAGGATGATCTCATCAACGACATGGACTTTACCGGCAACGATTTGGCAGATTGCCGAGGACATGGGGGTAAAGTTGAAATCGTGTGTCCAATAAATCGGTAATTCCGCATTGAACTCAATATCGCTGTGATTGTCGTTGCTATAGTCTGCATAAACTCTCCCTGATGCCGTCTCGAAACTAGCCTCATACTCCTGTCGGAATGCCCGAGGGTCAAGCTGTCTTTTTGCGGAAGCAATCGCCTTCTCGCTCAGTATGTCGCTCGACTTCCACGTGTAAAAGCCCCACTCCGGATCGCCGCTTGACTTGGCATATTCGGCCAGGTCGTAATAGTGGTTCAGGCCGTCAGGTACACCGATCAGCCAGCACCAGGAATCTTCCATGCCGATGGTATCAAACAGTGGCCGGATGTTCTCCTGCCAGGCTGTTGCTTTAATGTCGGCAATCTCGTCAACTACGCCGCCGTTCCACGGTTGGCCTTCAATTCGGGCCGGTTTGTCGAGGCCTACTACGTGAATTTCTGCGCCGTTCTTCAACCTCATGTACTGCTCGGAAATCATCAGTTTGTCGATGAAACCGGGAATGATAAGCTGTTGCAAGTCGTTCCAGTAAATCTTTTTTGCTTGCAGGGAAGTGGGCGCGGCGCAAAAGAAACGGCCACCTGGTAACCGGTAAGCCTCAATCAGAACCTTACGTTTCGCTCTCTCCGTCTTTCCTGATCGTCTGCCGGCCGGTACCACCTTGAAGCGGTAATCATCCCGCATCAGGCGCGTTGTCACATCCAGGGGCCTCATCTTGTGCCAGCGCTTCGGCAATTGCGGTGCCGATGTTAGACCAGTCGTCATTCGGTGCCTCGGGTTTATCGTTGAACAGCTGAAGATGCCGCCCTAATGCCTCAAGAGCGTCTTTCTTCCTCGGTAACTTGATCTTCATCAGGCGTAAAATACCGTCGCCTTCTTCTCCTGTGATCTTCTCTGAAACGTCCATGCCCTCGATGCAATACCGAAGATCAGGGTCTAACTCGCTCAGAGGTTTAAGCCTGCCGTCCTCATCGTAAAAATCGGAAGCGTCATATTCGGAAAGAATTTTGAGCTTCCTGAGAATGTCGTCTTTGTCGATCTTAAGCCGCTCATTGCGGTCTTTCCTGATTTCGTCAATTCTTTGACGGATGCAAGGTTTTGCAAGGAGGCGAGCCCCTTCGGTTCTGGCTGTATTGTAACTGCCCTTGTATACCCGTTGATAAGACCTTGTGGCATTGTCATTGACAGCATATTCGACACAGAAAAGGTGCTCTTTGTCTGTGAGTTCAGGCGGTGGCAGGTCTTTTTTTTTACTGGTTCTTTTGTTGGGGGAGTCTTGGCCATGGCTCCCTCTCTACCACAACCCCTGTATCAAGTTCCAGTCGTTTGTGACATTTTCTTTGAAACACCTGCTATCCGTCCGCAACCCTCGCAAGGGTGAGAAAAATGAGATAAGCACCCTGGATGTCCGCAAGATTTGCCGTCTATAAGTGGAATAGTCGACGCAACGGAAGGTTTTGGGCACGTGCATCTATCGGGAACATACTGGTTACAGACTGGACACCTTAAATTTAACCCAAACATAACACCCTCCTTTTTCACGTGATCCTCTTCAACCGTTTACTAACAATCAACCTCAGCCTCTTCTGCTCCGTCCGCAAAATCCGGTAGAACGTGCAAGGTTTCAGTCGATATCTCCGGCACAACTGCTGCACATTATGCCCGTTGAATTCACTCAACATCTGCTTGTTCCTCAACTCCATTTTCAGGTATTCAGATCCACAAACCCTGATGACGGTTTTCAGCACTTCCGCTGCCATGTCCAGGGGCATTTCAGGCAGGTTGCAGAAGAGGACGGTCAGTTCATCGGATTGCGGGACGGTTTCGGGGTAATCGGTCAAAATAGTACTCCTTGTTTTTGTTCGATAACATCGAGGGCCTCTTGTTCGGTCAGCCCTCCACAAAATGTCATAATTGCAAGTCGTTCCTCGCGGAGCTGGTCGGCGTCGCTGAGTTGCAGGAATCTGTCATAGCCGTTTTCAGATTTCCCACCGCCATGCTCCAGGCAGTGAGCTACACGTCTGTCAAAAACTGCGTGTTGCGTCATACGCTTGCAGACGTTGCAGTATTTCGAGGTTGAAACTGTGTTGCGGGTGTAGTGCTGGCTCATGCCAATACCTCTTTTGTGCTGCTCAACCAGATACCCTTTTCAGTTATCGTCTGCTTATTCCGGTTGAATTCCAGGGCCACGTCAACACCTGCCGGGCCTTGTCGGTTCTTCTCCACGGTCAGCACGTCCTGTTTGTTTTCCTCTTGCCAAAACAGAAGCAGGGTATGTGCTTTCTGAGCAATCCGGAAGCATCCAGCAAGCTCCGCTTTAGACGGCCTACCCTTCTTGTTGCCTTCCCGGTTCAACTGCGCCAGGACAACGATATGGATGTTCAGGTTCTTACTGCAGTCCAGTATCCGCTGAGCATACCGGGCAAGTTTCTGCTCTTCATTCTCACGGTCTTTGCTGTCGCCGCTGATCTCTCCGATGTAATCCACGAAAGCGATTTCAATCTGGTCCTGAATGGCGTGTTTACTGATCGTCGCTACAACTTCGTCAATATTTCTCGCCGAATTGTCGCTGATGAACAGGTCTCTTTTGAAATAATCTTCGACGAAGCTGTCTATCACCAGTTTGAAATTTCTGCCATGCTCAATTTCCTTCATATCCAGGCCGGAAGAAATACCGCAGAGTCTGTCCAGGTTATCGTCAACGTCATTTTCGTTTGACAGGAAAAGAGCCTTGTGTCCACGCTTGACTACGTTTGACAAAAAGTTTAGTGCAAGGGTGGATTTTCCGAAACCGGTGGCAGCCGCAATGACCGTAATCCGCTTAGGCCGTAAGCCCCTTACATGATCGTCAAGTCTACGGAAACCGGTATGAATGCCCCTAATAACGCCCGGATCCTCATACCGTTCCTCTTGCATTTTGGAAACTCGAAGACAAAGTTCCTGATGGTTATAGACTCTTTTCTGGGTTGATTTTATAGAAATACTGGCAGCAATCTCTGACAATTGGGCTGAAATCTGTTCACTGGTCAGCCCTGGCATTTCGTGAACCAACTTCTTGCAGGCATGGAGCGTCCGGCGTTTATGTGCCAGCTCAACGACGGTTTTTGCCTTGTGCTTGATATCTGCGGTAAACCAGCCAGCTTCTAGGCACTGAGCCAGCACATCAGGCTTGAGCTGCGATTTGTCGGCCATTTCGGTGGCAGTAGTTTTGTTGTTTGCAGCGTATGCTTCGCCTATGGAGTGAAAAGCCGTCGCCATGTCCGGCGTGTAGAAATCCTCAGCCGCCAGGTATCCCAGGACATCAATTAGGGAATCAGGATGGTTCAGGAGCCCCCCGACAATTTCCCTCTCAGTTTGGGCGTTGAAGAGGTTCATGCTGCGCCCTCACGTTTAGCAGGTGGGTAGTCTCCTGGTTCAAGCACTCCCTTTTCGATGAGGTCTGCAATCTGTGCTGCCCTTGCCTCTTCAAGGGAAATTACTGGTGCCTGTTCGCGTGGTTCAGTTTTCGGGATCTTCCCTAGCCAGGCAAGAATTACCTGCCAGGGGTCAAGTAAAGTTTTCTCTCGGTAGTAATGAACGCACTTTTCTTTTTCCGCTTCATAGTTGATCCAGGGAAACATTTCCAAAATACGTTCCTTCTTCTCTTCGAAGGTCACAAGAAGAAGATTCTTTTCTTTTGTAATAGTTTCTTTTGTACTTATCGATTCCGGTAACCCCTGAACCCCACTTTTGGTAATACCTGTTTCGGAAATACCCATTTCAGGTAATACCTGTTTCGGTAACCCCTGCCAAAGCGTAAAAACCTTTTGAAAACAATAACTTTTAGTCTTACCATTACCGTTATCGGTAACCGTTACCATTTTACGTAACCGTAACCGATTTAGGGTATTGCTGATTTTGGGAAGGGTTAGGCCCGTTATGGCTTGAAATTGAGTCAAAGAAATCCGATCTTCTTTCCTATGCCAGCCATAAGTTTTCCTGAAAAGGGCAAACAAAACTCTAAATTCGTTACCTGATAATGGAGTCCTTGCAAGAGCCTCTACAATCTCATTTGCTATGTCAACATGGCCGTTTTCGGCTTGTGGATTACACTCACCCATTGACGACCCCCTTCGCATTCAGCGCTTTTCCGCACATGGGGCAGTAAGCAACCAGTAAAGGCGCGATAAACTGTTGTCCGCTTTCGTCATCAGTAAAAAGCACATAATATTCTGCTTCACAGCATTCCATAATTCACCTCTTTAGACGCAAAAAAGCCCGTAACAATAACGCATGATGCCGCCAAACTATTGTCGAGATAGAATGGAGCTGCGCTACTATTACGGGCTACCGTTTCGCCGCCACAAAAGACGGTTTTATAGATTATTTTTATCACTACCACACTCCACTCTATCTCGACACTGTTAATGTAGCCTAAATTACACTATCTTGCAATAATTAATCTGCTATGCTACTTCTGGACCCTCAACATCAATTCCAATCTGGCTAAACTATTCCAGCAAACTTGAGCCGCATGAAGCAAACCGCTGTCATCGTCATATATCGCCCCTGCCGCCTCAGATAGAATATGCCGCCCCATTGCATCCGTATAACGCTCTACGCCGTCAGGGACGTGCTGCCACCCTCCTGGACTATATTTCTGTGCTCCGTAAGTGGTCACTTTGGCCACCTCTTGCAATGCGAGGGCAAAACCTTGCATCATGAGGCCTACGCGGAGCTTATTTGAATCTAATTTCGCACCGGGTTCGTGTGCTGTTCGGCCTGTTGGATCTCGCTCTATATCCTTGGTTATCATCTCGTTGACACTCTTGGATATTCCCCGTGTGGCTTCCTCGAATTCTTTCATGCTCCACATTTATTTGTCTCCAACGGCCAAATTCCAATCAAAACGCCTGGCACATCACCATAAGTTTTTGAAACATTACCGAGTTGCGCTACCTGACTATCATCGTGCCAAATAACCCCTGTGAGCGCGTCCTTCACACACCGAGTCAGTTTGTCCAGGTCCGGTTTAGAAACATGCCAGCGCGGTGCAGACGCTTTCAGGACGGCGGCATTCTTGCCGGTACCGAAATGATTCTTAGGCCGAGGCAGGATGAAGGCCAGTGATAAACTCACCGGCCCATCGATCATAGGCTGATTCAACTGCTGTGCTGTGACGCCGATCATAGATGCCCAGGGCTTTTGTTTCTCGCGGTTATCTTGAGTCACAATTGCCCTGAGCTTACCTGTTGCTTTGGTCTTAATGACAAAGGCTTTTGCGGATCCTTTTGGTACTGGAATTCCTTGGACAAAAAACTTCATGCCGCTTCACCTGGATCCGGGACTGGCCAATCTTTATCATCGTCAGTGGTGGTCGGTGTGCCCTTTTCTGCTTTTTCTGCCGATTCAATTAACTGGCAATGTTGTTGCAGATTGCATTGCGTTTCGCAGTATTCGCAACATTCCTGACAGTTGGTGGATAAATGGCAAGCAACACACTCTGAATGCTCTGCCACTGCCTCTGTAAAAGTTTGCAAAGCCTCCTCCTGCTCCCTCAACTCCACCCCTGCCCGACAAGCACAATAGGTCTTGCCCTCATCTTTGGAATCATCCGAGAATATCCCGCCACCGTTGCAAATGTCGCAGGAAGTGAATTCCTTGCACTGGTTCGGCAGATCATCAGTGAAGCCAGCGCAATTATTCTCATAAGTCCCATCACCGTTGAAATTCTCGCAGACGGTATTCTGGCAGGAGAAAAGGGGCTCTTCCTCTTTTGCCTCCTCATTTGATGAGACAATTCGCGCCTTTTCGTCGGTCTCAGTCAATTCGTCGTCGGTGACGCCATAACCGCCAGGGGTTTCCTCGCCGGTGAATTTCAGGTGTTGTTGCCGCTCGTACTCCTGAATAATGTCATCGTCCAGGGCCTCATAGGTATCATCACGGCGCAAGGTCTTTTGACCCCGCTCATAGTCATAATGCCAGGTGCATTTGACATCACGTTCTTCCTTTTTCGCGTCGATGATGACCGCCAGCTCTTCGACACGTTCCTTTTTCGGTTTGATTTTGGCATTGAGGCGAGCGCGGCCAAGTTCTAATTTTACGATGCCGGTCAATTCTTGTGCCAGTTCGTTGCCTCTGGTTACAAGTTCGTCGGTGGTTAATTCGCAGTAAAGTTTTCTTGTGCAGGTTTTCATTTATTGGTTCCTCTCCTTTTCATAATCTGTTTTCTTTATCCCATCGTTCCCAGCATGCGTCTTTAGTCGGGAAATGCTCGCAACGGTCAAAAGAGCCACAACACAAACATTCATGCCACCCAGGTTTTTTTGAATAATCTGCTAATTGATACCACCAAGCAGGGCAGGTGAACCGTCTGTTCTCTGTACCGGGGCCGAATTTGCCTCCTGCCTGCCATTCTCCGAACGGTATTCCACCAAAATCCTCATGTTTAAGACCGTTGCCGGTTCCAATGCAAATACCAGGATTAACCTCGTAGACTCTTTTGACTCGCCCTGCTACTTTCCTTCCTCGAAATTCCGCATACTCATATTTGTAATGATGACAACCGGTGCCTTTGCAATTATGACAAACAACCGCCGAACCATCCCGTTCAGCGATCCCAATATAAAGCCCTGTGCCTGCACAGCTCTTACATTCTTCATCAAATTCTATAATTGGCATTTCCTCTCCTTTTCATAACCAGCCGCAAGACCGGATGGAGCCGGTCAGCGGCGAGGCCGTTATTTTTGTTGTCGCTTCGTCTGGGCCTTTTCCTTCCTCAACTCCGTTGCAACCAGTTCGTAGATACCGAAAGCGTTCCATCCGCAAGTTGAGAGGGCGTCTTTCACCCTTTGCGGCAACTCTGCATCGACTTTCATTTGCACGGCAAAACTGTATAATTTCTTTTTCATGGCATCCTCTGAAAATAACCAGTACGTTTGACACCGGCTCCCGCTGGTCGCGGGTCAACTCGGCGTTATCGGTTTACGTTCCACATGTTGACAATACGTTGTGCTAGTTCCTGTCGGAGTAGCAGAGACATGTTGTAATTGTACGTGCATGTGCATAGCGGTTGGTCACTGCCATCTGGCATTTTCAGCCGCACAGTAGTACCTCTCCCAGTGATGTACGCCTCTGCCTGTTTAACCTGCATTGCTGCCAATGCGCCTAGTTTTTTACTCACAATGACCATCCTTTCCGATAACCAGCGCTGTGGACCGGCCTGAAAGCCGGTCACGCTTAATCGTTATCCTCTCCCCGGCAAATCCGGAAAACTATCCTCTGCATCATAATCAACTGGCGGCACGTTATCAGGATGCGGACAAGACGGCGCGTGGCCTTCAGTCTGTTGGCAGAGTTCGCAAGGTTCCGGCTCGGCTTTCGGCGTGTTGTCGGTGATGACGTGACCGCATGAGCAGGAAAGGATGGTTTTATCATCGTTCCACTGGCGCAATTTTGCAGGATGAGTGCAGGGCTTCGCGGCCTCCGTTACCACTTCCGGCTCAACTATCACCGTTTCTGCTGGTTTCGTTTCCAGATCGGCGGGGAAATCGTCGGTGATCTCGCCGGTTGTGGTGTCTACGGTTTCGATGGTGGAAGGAATCTCGGTGAAGCGAGAAACTATGTCGGAGGCTGTTGCTACTTCAGGAGTCACGTCAATAATATCTCTCGCCTCTTCTTCGGTACGCATACCCATAAGGATCTGAGGCGCATATAGACGACCAAAGAAAGTTGCAGAACGATAGCGGAGCATCAGTTCCGGCATTGTTTTCCATTTGCTGCCGCTACGACTAAGCCAGCCTTCGTCTTTTGCCATTTGGATTGACACCGGGGGAGACTCAAGCCTTTCGCCCGTTTCCCTTTCGATGGCCCATGCAACACAAGTTTTTTGGTCGCCCTCACCAGTTATGGCAAAGCGAAGCGGCGAGAACCCGCCTGTAGAATTTAGGGCTGCAATGATAAACTGAGATGACCATGAAGGCTTGCCGTGGACAATGTAGAGGTTTTGTAAGACTGCCATTGGAGACGCACCGATGCGGTTCGCCATCTCAAGGGCGATAACGCAGTTAGCTATTTTGCCCTGAAATTCTTTTGGTACAAGCTCAGAAGATGCGAGTAGTTTTGCTTGTCTTTGGAGTAGCTCGAAAGAATCCGAGTTTCCAAAACCTGCGCTAACAGGCACATTTTTATTGATAGTTTCTGGTAAATTTTCACTCATAGTTGCATCCCCTTTTGGTTTCTGTGCAGACTGGTATGGTCTGATCTGGTCATCACTCGAAGGTTTTCAAGTCTATTGTCCCGCTTGTCCCCGTTTACATGGTGGACAACTTCTCCGCCTCCCAATTTTCTACCTAAGTGTTGCTCTATTAAATATCTGTGCAGCATTGTGCCGTGCCTGTTTTCTCCGGTCTTAATGGCTAAATATTCGTGCCTTTCGACAATCCTACCCATTGCCCGGAGGGATGTGGCTTCACCCTTACCCCTCACCACTATTCCATTTTCCCTGAGCATATTCCTGATGACCGTACCACTTACGTTCATTATTTTGCCTACTTGTATCGAATCAAGGCTTTCGTCATGGTAAAGCCTGACGACTTCCTTAATGTCGAGGCTGTTTGATTTTTTAAGGTGACTTCGTAAACATCCGCAGGAACGCGTCACCCCTGCCCTCAAATTCGTCCCCTGGGTAACGCACGTCTTCCCACAATCGCACAGGCATTCATACCTTTTGCCATTCCCCTTACTCTCAACTTCTTTAATCACAACCAATATATTGAATCTTCTGCCGATCATTTGTTCCTCACAAATACTGCGGTTTCTCAAGGGTAATCAAATTTCCGATCCCCTGATAATTCGGATAAAAGCCGGTTCGTCTGCATTCAAGCTCGATGTTTAAAAGCCTTCGGTATTCGTATTGACCCCTGATAATAAACTGAGCATCAAGCAGGTAGGTTTCGACTCTGAACGGGGCCTCTTTTTCTATCGCCACGAAGATCATCCCATCAAACTCCTGCTTCGTCGCGGCCCTGATTCCGTCCAGATAGAAAGCGGCCTGGATGTCATAGCCATACTTCACCACATCCCGGCAAAACTCATACTCACCAGCACAAGCGCAAGTTTTGAGATCCACCAGCACACCCTTGCCTCCGTCCGGGATCCTGTCAGGCCGACATTTACACATGAGCCCCGTTGCTTCATCCTGCCAGAACACCGACTGCTCAGAAACACCCTCGGCCAAAAGTTTTGAGGCGAAAGGATGAGCGTTCAAGGCCTTCTTCATCTCCACCAGTTTCAGGAAATCGTCTCCGGAGACCAGTGTTTTGCCTTCGTTCGCGGCTTCAAATTGCGCCCATTCTTCTTTCCCGGCGTTGGTGCGCTTGTTGATGCCGGAAGGCAAGACCGCGCACTCTTGAAAGAACATTTCGGGGCCTTCCAAAAGGTAGACATGGGACGCTCTGCCAAACGCCATTGCCGGGGTGTCCTCTTGCGGTACCCTTGCGGCTGCGGGGCATTTGTCGAGCTTTTTAAGGTAGGATTTTGACACGTAGTCCGTCATGGCGTGGTAGGCTTCGGCCGGTATGTCCGAGTAAATGCCGGGACCTGGAAGCGTTAATTTCTCGGCTGTGTTCAAGATTGCACCTCCCACTCATGCCCACACTTCGGGCAGGTCGTCAAACGTGCCAGCCTCGCCTTTTCCGCTTCTTCCAAGTCCTTCTTCTGCTGATCAAGAGCGGCCTGTTGAAGAGCCATTAAATTCGCAGATTCTTCCTGCTCTCTGCGAATACGGTCAGCTTCAGCCTGCTCAGTCTTCATCTTGGCTTCATGAGCCTCACGCTCAGCCGCCAGTTTCGCCGCCTCTTCATCCCGAATAGCCTGGGCCTTCTTTTCTTCCTCAGCCCTTGCATCAGCGACCCGCTTTTCTTCGGCGGCGCGTTCATCCTCGATCTTCTTCCGTTCTGCGGCAAGCCGTGCCTCTTGCACTTCAAGTTCAGCTTTCGCCTGCCTGTCGCGTTCCTCAGCTTCGGCGCGAAGTTTTGCCAGTTCAGCACGTTCGGCGGCAATGCGCTTTTGCTCTTCCTCATGCGCCACGGTGTCAGTAAGGAGTTTTTCAAGGGCTATGATGCAATTCTGCCTTGCTGCTTCTGCCTCTGCCTGAAATTCGGCGTACTGGTCACCGATGGTGATGGACTTCGCGCGGACCAAGACCCCGTTAATGTCAGCCGACGATTTGCCCTGCTGATTAAGAGGAATGTTTCTAATCTTCTGTATATTGTCCTGAATGGCAGCAATCCGGTTCTTTTCAGCTTCGGCCTTGATACGATCAGCTTCTTTTTTGGCCTCTTCAGCTGCTTTGATAATGGCGTCGGGAATATCTTCATACTCGGACACCGCCGCGCGAATAGCTTTGTAATCCGATTCAACCTTGGCACAAAAATCCAGAGCTTCACGCTTTACTTCAGGCTTCCTCTTGTCCAGCGCAATCCTGGCCTCTCTCAATTCCCTACGGGCTTCAATGGCTTCCTTCATTCCCGACGTGGTAGAGACATCATAAGTTTTCCCGGCGTACTTCTCGCGGAGCTTGCTGATTATCTCAGCGGCCTCCATAAATCCCGGTACTGTGGTTGTGATTGCAAAGGCTGTCTCCTCTTTTCTTGCTAAATTTGACATTTTGTTTTATCCTCTCCTTGTTTGATGTTGTCCGGGGCTCTCGCAAAGCCCCTTTTTATGCCGCTTCCTTAACCAATTCTAAAATATCGTCAATCGTGTTTCCCGTGAGTATGTCGATAATACTGATACTACCGGCGCAAACGTCCTCAATAAGAAATTCCTCTGGCTCGTCTGGCTCTTCCGGCACACCGTATTTGTTCCGGCTCCCCCGGTGCGCTTTGGAATGATTGAACATCACTTCCAGCGGTACGCCCTTCAGCTCAACTTCGACCGTTCTGGTTGCCATAGCTTCATTCTCCTTTCAACCCCCGCAAAACGCCCATTCTTCACGCATCTGCGAATCGTTGTAATCATCCCAAAACTCCTTATAATCTTTTTTGAAATCAAAAGCCGGATACCATACATCTGTCACTCTCATAACTGCCAATGTGCAAGCAGGGCAATAACTCGTTGCCTCTTGAATAGCCTTGAAACTTTCGTCGGTCAATTCCGCAACTGGTTCCGATAAACCATCAGGCCAATCAACAGGAGTCGGCTTGATATCTATCAGCAATTTCAATTCATCCATGCTCAACTGTACATTGTCCACTATGGCGCACATGCCGCAAATCCGGTTAGGGTTAGCGGTGCACCCCTTCTCATGCTTTTCTATTACATGCTTGGAGCCACTTACCTTTTTGCAGAAATCACAGTAATATCTCCACCTCTTGGCAGCTCTCAACGTAACCCCCTTTCAATATTCGCGGCCTGATACCGCATGACCTGCATCTGCTCATTCTGTTTCTTGTGCATCTTCTCCGTTTCCTCGGTCACGATCAGGTGGCAGAGAACACCGAGCGCACACGCGCCGATCACAAACATAATCATAAATGCAATCAATTCTTCGACTCTTTCGCGCTTGGTCATATCGCCCACCCCGGCATATTGTGCGGAACTGACCGCGGCGGAACGAAAGGCTTCCGGACGATCTCAAGACAGAGTGTGCAAAAACACTTTGCACAGGTAGGATCGCCGCAGTTCCCGCATTTGTGGACCGGATAAATCCGGCGCTTCATGTGTTTTTTCCTCGACTTCATAAATCCCTCCTTTACGTTGGGTCAATAAAATCTAATTCTTCTTTTCGCTTGCTCCGAATGGTTGACACTGCCACGGCGGCGACCAGAATCAAGGCGATTGCGTAGCAGATTATTGCAATTAAGTCTCAATTCACTTTTTCCCCTCCCTTCGCATTTTTTCCCGCGCATCCCTTAAAACCTGCTTGCTGAATATTTTTCGTTCCTCTTTAGTTGCTCTTGCCAATTGCTCAGATTTCAGGGAGACAATCGGGCCGGCGAAGATTGCAAGCAGGCGGTTGTTTTCTTCCAGCAGTTCAATGATTCTTTGTTCGTTGGTCATGGGAGTTTCCCGAAATTAGATTGCCGCTGTCGCAATGCTTCATTCGTTAGAAAGGCCAGCGGTATTTTTTGTGATGCTTTAGCTGCATGGTTATAGATATTTTCAAACATTTCTGTATATGCCTGTTGATTTGGTTGCTTTTGCGCCAGGGTTGCGTTCGCTTTTAATTTGTGTTTCAGCCTGGCAATATCGGCATGACCAGCGGTTATAATGCGCGAGAGCGACTGCACGACCAAGGTTTCAGTGGCCCACTTGATTCCGTAAGACTTCATCGCCGTAATAATATCAGCGACAATTTCAGCATTTTGTGTATCCTTGACCGTGTATTCTCCGGCTTTAAATGCGTTCATTTTGTTGTTTGAACTTGCACACTCACCAGCCAGCATGGAGATACAAGCTGAGAGCGAAATTCCTGTGCGCTGTTGGAATCTCTGGACTGCTTCATAATCAGGGTCGCCTAACCGGACATATGAAGTGAGATAATCTTGGATGCTCCACTTGACGGTCGATGTTTCAAGTTCATGGATTGAAGAATTATCGTTGCAAATAACGTAAACCACGGGGATGCCAAGTTTCTCGGCTACGCAAAATCTGTGGTGGCCTGCCTTGATTTTAAGTTTCCCTTCCTCTTTGATAACGTGTGCCGGGTAAGCAGGTATCCATCCGTGCTGTTTCATGGATATTTCAAGTTTCCGAGTTTTGATTACATCCCGGTTAAATCCCAACATTTCAAACTGGTCATAATCTGTTGAAGTTAAAAGTTTCATGTGTTAAACTCCTTTTTGTAATTGGTTATCAACGTATTCTTTGACCTCTAGCAGGGCTGCTACCCTCTGGGGGTCTTCGTCTCTGATGCGGGTTAACTGGCTGATTGCGATGGTTGAAAATTGTAATGCGTTTGAATATGGCTTCCTTTCGGCAATCTCCTTTTCTGGTTTAATTTCCCTCAACGCTTGATTAACTGTCTTTGTGCCTGCTTTGATTTCTGCAACTTTCTCAGGGGCTTTTCTTTCGATTGTTTTCATATCCGACACGTATTGTTTGTTGACTCCGACAGCTTTTGCTGCTTGCTCGACTGAATGAAAGGGTTCTCCGGCTTTTTCAATTTGTTGGAAAACCCGAGAGTCTTGATTGTTTAAATTGCCAGCATGTTTGACACCTGCTGCTCGTTGCCGTTCCTTCGCCTCCTTCTCCAACATCGGAAGCATCTCATGTGCGACTGCTGCCTTCTGACTTGCTGTCAGTTGACGGCGTGTAAGGTTCAGGCTCACGACGAAGCCCACTAAGCTTCCTTCTCCGTCCCACTCCGCAAACTTTGGCTCTACCTTCACTTCACGACAAGCGTTGTAACGATTGCGGCCATCAATGATCTGGTTGTCGTGGAGCCAAATCGGAATTAGTAGGCCGTTTACGGCGATGTCCTTGCACAACTTCCCAAACTCGCTACCGGACATCAGGGGGAATAAATTTGCTACTTCGTGGAACGGGTAATCTTTCATTTCGTAATTTTCCCCCTCAAACTCAGGGCATATTTTGTGAACTCATATTCCAGGGCTTCCAATTCCCGCAGCTCGTCAACCGATATAATGCTATCCTCCATGGCCTCACGATATTTGCGGGTGTACTCACCTAGCCGCTCCATGGTAGAAAGGGCAACGTCAATAAATGAAGAGGCGTTGACCGCATCAAATTTCGGAATATGGATTGCAATGTGGTCGCAAGCTGCATTCAAGTGTTCAAGGAGCGCATAATTGCCAGTTGCGTTTGTCAGGGCGATAATGTCGCGGCCCCTCAAGTGGCTATCCTCTTGGGATTCGTTGCTGGCGTTATAGAGGTATGTCGGACTCTTGCCAACAGCGTCACAAAGCTGTTTAGCCGGGATCTTTGAATTGAAAACCACTTCATGCAATGCGCCTTTGAATGTCTGAATCATGTAAATCCCCCTGGAACTACACTTTATTTTCTTTATTTCTGTGGTAGAGTTCAAAATCAGGCAGTGCAAAGGCCAATCTTCAGGCCGTCAATCGCTACGCCTGCTTCAGTCACCAAAATGCCGCGCTTCCAAAAGTGGCACATTGTCGGCTCGCAATAACGCCCGGTTTTCTTGCAGATCATTGATTTTTGGGTGGTTTCGTCTGACATGGTGAACCTCCTTTTGGGTAACGTTATGCCGCTTTGTCCAGCTTTTCATACAGTGCGCTTCTGGTAAGGGCCGCCAAAGTCATGCCCA